TACACCATTAACACAATCTAAGAATGTAGCCATTTAGATCACCATTTAATTTTATCAGCCCAGAAGGCCGCTGACATCTTCCCTTTAGCAATATTCTTTGCGTGGCGAGCTTTAAAGGCTTTATTCCTAGCAGATCCTTCAGGAGAACCTTTAACACCTTGTTGACCAAAACGAATCGTCTTAACTTGATCACCGTCCTTTGCTACAACAATGTGAGATTTCGTAGGATGTCCTGGTGTTCTTTTAGGTTGATTATATCCAGAGACTCCTGCTCTTTCCAGCCTTGAATCTTTCTTCATTTCTTCTTAGCAGTTTTTGCTGCCTCCTTAAATGCTTTTGCTGTCGGAGCACCTTTAGTGCCTGGTTTTCTCATCTTCTCACCAGAGCCTTCAGCGATACGTTTACGCTTGGCTTGGATGTTAGCGTATAGTCCTTGCTTCATTTCTTCTTCTTAGGCTTTGACATACCAGCCTCTGACAAAGCGATAGCAACTGCTTGTTTACGAGACTTAACTACAGGACCGCCTTTACCGCTATGTAGAGTACCTTCTTTGTACTCCTTCATGACTTTACGTACTTTAGCGGGTTTAGGTTTCATGACGGATAACCCATCTTACGTTCTTTAGCTTTCATAGCCTTGGATTCTTTCTTCTCATGCATCTTCTTAGCCTTCTTTGATGCATACTCTTCCGCTTCTTTCTTTCCTTTGGCGGTGTAAGGAAACTTCTTATTCGCTACCATCGGCATTTTTCTTTCTCCTTCCTAGCATACATTGAACGGTATCTGTTTCGAATATCCTAATTGCAGTCCACACAATCGTTAGCACTGCTGCAATGGCTGGTAATAGCTCTGCTAACGTACCTACCACTGTTAGGATTGATACAGCATCTCCTAATTGCTTGACTTGCTCATCAGCTTGGAGTGCCATGACTATTCACTTAAGGCTGCAATCTGTTGCTGTAGTTGTTGAAGCTGCGCTAACAAATCCTCTTTCGTTGGTGTTATGGGTGTTATTGGTGTGACTACTGGTTCTACGAACATACCATCTACATAGCTCCATCCTGGTCCTGCTTGCGGACAATCAATCCATCCATTCTGTTCAGCAAGTTCAGCATCAGCAACAACAACATTAACAACAACATTGTTTTCTATGATTGCGAATCGGTTGTTCATTTTGATCACCATGAATAAACGCGACAGAAACCAGCACCACCTGTGCCGCCTGTGCCACCTGCTGTTCCTGTAATACCAGCACCACCACCACCACCACCAGCAGCGGTACCACCAGCACCACCAGCACCGCCCAAAGAACTTCCACCACCACCACCAAACCTAAAAGTTACACCGGCTGTTCCTGCTGCCCCACCACCACCAGAAGCACCTGTAATGGACCCACCAGCACCTCCTGTGTAACCACCACCGTCACTTGCTCTAACACCACCACCTCCGCCTCCACCAGCTCCTCCTTGGTAAGAAGACCCGCCCGCAGTTCCTGGTGCTCTTACTTCTGAACCTCCTCCAGCACCGCCACCAAAACCAGCACTATATGTAGCCGCATCAGGCGGAGAACTAGCACCACTTGCTCCACCAAAACCACTAGCATCGCTTGTTGGTGCTCCTGCTGAACTTAGTACACCACCACCAGTACCGCCTCCGTTATAAGTGGCATTACCACCGCCACCTCCTCCATTACCACCAAAACCAGATAAGTAACTACCAAATGTTGTGTTACCACCGGCAGTTCCGCTAGTACCATTAGCAAATCCACCCCCATCAGGACCGCCAGCACCGCCTGTTCCACCAGCACCAATAGTTACTGAGACTGTGGAAGATAAATCACTAGCCTTAAACAATCTAAACGTATAAGAACCTCCTCCACCTCCCCCACCACCTGATCCATTCGCTCCTCCTATAGGCGGCCTAGAACCGCCTCCACCACCACCACCAGCACCCCAACACTCAACCATAACGAAAGTTGTTCCTGCTGGTTTTGTCCATGTACCTGTTGATGAGAATTCACTTAACTTAGGAGCACTTGGATTTGCCGATGATTCCCATGTGGTTCCGTTTGATGTTAAAACATTTCCTGCTGTTCCTGCTGACAATGTTATTAAAGAACCTGAACCATTACCAAGTAAAACACTACCTGCTGTAGCGAACGAAAGACCTGTACCACCGTCAGCGACTGCTAAATCTGAAGCTAGGTTTGCAATCGTACCGCCAGAGAAACCCATATTAGTTATCGTACCGCTTGTAGCAGTTAAGTTAATAACTGTTAGATTGTTCGCAGTACCAGTTAAGTTTGTTACTGTACCAGACGCAGCATCTAACTTTGTACTGATAGCAGTAGCAATGTTGTTGTACTCTGTATCGTGTTCAGTACCTTTAATGATCTTACCTGCTGATCCACTCGGTAGTGAATCTTTTGCAGCAAAGTTAGTTGTCTTCGTATAGTTAGCCATGAAAGTCAATCCTCTTTGGTATTCTTAACCTTTTGGACCTTTTCAGTTTTCTTTTCTTGTTCTTCTTTTACTTCTTCATACTCTGGATGAATACGCATTTGTTCAATGTCATACTCATACTCTACACTCATTAAGTTATTTGACCACTTACATCTGAATATTGCCATTGTGACCTCTATGTAAAAGAGAAGCTGCCGAAGCAGCCTCTCTATAGTTACTTACGCAGGAACAGCGATAGGGAACATTGAGGTAGGAACAGAACTCAAATCACCCTTACGAAGCAGAGCAGTACCATAAAGGGTATCGCTAGTAAACAACGTAGCTAGATACTCTTGTTTGTACTGAGTCTGCGAACGAACACCCATTTGTTCTGCAAGGACAGCAGCATCTTTGTGGAACATAAGAGCAATACGTGCAGAACCAGTAGCGGTATCGCACTGAGGCGTAACAAACACTTTAACACCGTATACATCACCAATCTGACCGTTACGGATGGTGTTGTTTGCACCTTGCTCACCAACAAAGGCTTGTTCAGTAAAGCGAGCAAGACCCATAAGCGTGTTACGGCTTGATGGAGGAACAACAAGATAACGATCAGTCATAGGAGCATCGTTATCGTCCAAACGCTGGATAATACGACGAATACCAGCATCGGTCAGTGCTGAAGCATTGGGAGATGCGCTATTGTAAGCAGTGCTGCCATCACCACCAATATATGCGTTAGCATAAGCAGCAGTACCAGCACCGTTGTTTGCTGAACGACCTAGTTGAATAAGGTCAGTATCTACTTGACGTGCAAGAGCATAACCAGCATCTTCAGTGTAGAAACGACGAAGTGAAGCAAGAGCCTGAACTTCAACGATGTCTTCGATTAGACGCGAGTATTCAAAATGCTTGTTCAAAAGAACTTGAACTTCAGTTTCAACATCAGCTTGGATTGTAACAGCCGTGTTAGCTGCTTTAGCAAATGCAGAACCACGGGTAGGAACGGGAACGTGAAGTGTGTCGCCTTTCTTACCTTTCATGCTCATCTTGTTTACAAGATTAGCCATAACCAATGCTTTTTTGTAGGAAGCGATGATTTCATCTGCTTAGGACTTTTCAATCCTTTCGACTATAGCTTCCCAAGAGAGTTAAAAGTTTCTCTTGAGCCGTTTCACTTAGTCTGTGCGGGTCACGCTTCATTAGCTTAAACTCTTCTCGTACAGCATCCAACACATCTTGTTGAAGCCTTGTACCTTTTAAGTTTGTCTCCATCCAGAGACATAACCGAGCTTGTTCTTTCTTCAAGATAAGGTGATTGACTATATTACGAAGAACTGGACATGCTTTTTTGTAGCCTGACAAAATCCAAGTTGTTGAAGATTGCCAGTTGTCGTTCTTACTCTCACGATGTTCCATATGTCCGCCAAAGTTTTGCTGATTCATCTCTAACAAAAACTTTGCTGAGTCTGACATTCCTACTCTGACTCTTGGCTGAACATAGAACTGTTCGTTTACTTTGGTTGTGGCGAGGTCGATACAACCTTCACCGTCAATCAACCCTGCTAAATACTTCCAACTTACTCGCTTCATAATACCTCCTGGTATTGATATGCGACTTTGGTTTATCGTGTTCCCTCTGATTGGGGTATTCTAACACCCTTCCCAGTTATTTAGAAACGGTTTTACTTTGGCCAGTTACGACAACCAAATTTCAGGAATAAATTTATCTGCGTTGGTCTTGTTGACAATGGAGGAACTACCTCCAGGATAAGTTGCTGTAGCCATTTTTAATTTCCTTTAAGTTTAGGTTATCGAACCCTACCTTCGTTATAGGCTGAGATGATGTCATCTTGTAATGCCATATAACGCTCAGGGTCAGTCATTTGGAGCCGAATAAGATCTGCTCGACGATAAATCTTCTTGCTCGTTTCACCAGTAGCACCATCAACCGCTACCGTAGCTGCTTTCAAGGTTTGATCTCTTTGGCTCTGTAACTGCTGTGCTGCTTGCTGAACAGTTTCCTGTTTAGCTTTCTTCAATGCTTTGAAGTTAGACAGTAGTTCATGAGCTGAGTCATAATCAAATTGTTTGTCCGCTGCTAGGTACAATCTTTGACGTACAGGTGACTCATTCACCCAGGTAGCAAACTCAGGATCAGTAATGACCTGTGTATAATCTGGATGCGATTGAGCTAGCCTGTTTGCAGTTTGCATCCTTGCCATCTGTGCCGCAGCCTGTTGAGCTTGGACAACTGCTGGATGGGATTCAACTGCTTTATTAACTGCCTTAACAGGATCGGCAAAAAAGTCAGTATCATCTTCGATAGCTTTAGCAGGTTGATCCTGCGGTGTGATTTGCCTTTTGATGAGTTCATCAGCTAACTTACGAACTTC